GCTTTGATCTTAGAAGTACCTTGGTTTGTAATATTACCAAAAGTAATAATTATCGTAGCATCAAACCACATCGTATCACCGCCCTTATTCTTCATCCTAGGCTGTTCCATCGGCATGTTAGGTTTTGCAACCCATACCTTATTAATAGCAACTAGAGTATTTGTATAAGGATTATTAGTCTTTCTAGATAATAAAATTCGCTGGTTGATAAAGTTACCGAATTGTACTGACATCGCACCTGCATTCCACTCATTATTATTAGATGATTTCTCTACTGACATCTTACACGGTACTGAACCGATTGAATCCCAGAAGAAGCATAAATCATAAGGTAAATTACCTTTCTTCTGCTCATCTAATAAATCATTAATAAATGCAGCTACATCTTCGATAGTATTCATACTGCTTCTATCAGTATAAATAAAGAAACCTTTGTAGTCAATCACTTCGCCGGTTTCCACATCTACTACATCTTCTACTTGAAGACCCATCATCTTGGCATGTTCCCAAGACCATTTCATCTCAGTAATGATAAATACCGGTAAGATACCCATCTTTTGAGCATTAACTGCTGCTTCTAATAAAGCGGTTGTCTTACCAGTATCTGAATGCCCTCTTAATAGGGTAACATGGCCTGTAGGAATACCTGGAACTGATACAGCTTCTCTAAAAGCATTGGATAGAGGTATCCAAGCCTGGTCTTTAAATTTAACACTAACACCTCCTAAGTTTTTACCTTTTTTAAATTTATCTAAGTCATGCTTTCCGTTTATCGCACTCGATATACTAGCATTCAAAGATACTTCTTTCGTTTTAGCCATAGTTTACTTTAAATTAAAATGGTAGATCATCTTCTTCTGTTGGTACGTCTGCTTCTGAGGTATCGCTAAATAGCTTGTCAAATTCGTCGTCAACATTTTTCTTTGCTGAAATAGAGTATTTATTTCCACTTCCTGCTGCAACTACATTAGGTGCAGATTCATTAACAGCCGGTGCTGCTACTGGAGTTTCTTCTACTTCATCAGATGGGTTTAACCATTGTAATAAAGCTTCCTTCATTTCCTCATAAGGATACTTTTTAAAGATACCTAGTGGTTCAGGTTGAGTCTGTAACCATTCTTGTACTTCACTAGCATCTGTAGATAATGGAGTAATTTTGGTACGTACACGAACTGAAGTTTTATTGTAAGCACGACCTGATTGATCAGGACCAACAGTATCAACTGTTAAATCACGACCTTCGATTGGATCGGTGAAATCACCTACATCTTCGTCTTCTAGAATAGCTAGAAGTTCCATGTATACCTCCTTTCCGAACTCCCATAAGCGAACACCTTTGTCTTCTTCGCCTCGAACTACAACAGGAACTTTTGCTAATTTGAGTAGCAAATTCAACGATAGGATCTTTTTCTTCGAAGTTAACCAAAGAGATCATCGTACGAGAGCCGATGCCGTAGTGAAAAAATACCTCTTTAAAGGGCCATGATTTGTTGTAAGCTGAAGGAACCATTCGTACTGAATGCTTACCGATAGCTGGTTTCCAGATGATAGTAGAAAAGTCTTTCTTACCACCGCCTTGTTTTTGCTGCAATGATGCGAGCTTGTTTTTGATTAGATTTAAATCCATTTGCGTAACTTTTGATTAATAGTAATTCTTAAATATAGTAAATTAAACTATAAGTTCCAACTACTTTTAAAAAAAAATTAAACTGATACGATTTTGTTGATTTTGGTCTCTAACTTTCTTAGATCTGAACCTTGAGTTAAAAGAACTGTGTTCTTAAAATCAGGCCATTCAATTTTGTAGTTAGAATCTACAACCCCGCCGTTTAATTCTTTGATTAAAAGATTAAGAGCATTTATAGTATAAAGAGTATTCGTTTCTTTTTTACGATGAAGTAATATCGTATTTGGAATGATTTTTGAATTCGAGTTATTCGGATCCTTCTTCTGAAGTAAAAGTGCAGAATAACTTATTCATTATATCTTGAAACGTGTATGTTGTATCCATTATAAATAGTTTGTCTTTTGTAAAGAATCGTAGTTCTTTCCGTATTTAGTTTTTGATGTTAAGTTAAAATCGTTAATAATCTTCTTTACCCCTAGTAATATATCCTTCTTATCCTCAGTTGAAAAGTCTATTAAAAACGAATCATACACGATTAATGATATAAAGCTCTTTTTATTTTCTAGTAGTTTATTTATTTCTTTTAATATAAGAACATTACTTTTAGTTTCCAAATTTTGTATAACATAATTAAAAAGTTTCTGAGGATTTAGGTTCTCATTCTTTTCTTTATGTAATATTCTTCCGGTTGGTAATTTAATATGTCCTTCTAATTTGAATAGATTCCATACATCCCATATATAATTTTTAATCTTTTTAAAGAATTCTATATTTTCGTATTCCTTATCAATACCTCCATATATCTGCTTGAACGTAATTACTTTAGATTGCTGGTATTCATCTTCGGTTATTTCCTGCTTACTGAAGTATTCTCTCCCTAATATAGTATGTATTGATTCTTTATTATTTAGTTCAAATCCTATAAGATCTGCAATTAGTCTTAGGTGATATCCATCAAAGTCAAATTCGATAAACATATCGTTTAAAGGATAAAAACTTTCTCTACATTTATTATCCTTCTTTAAAGCTAAAAAGTTAATTCCGTTGAATGAATTCGTAGGACGATTAGTTAAATTATAAAGATTATAATAAGTATAAATTATTCCGTCTTTAATAGAATAAGGTTTCCAGTTTAATTCAAAGTGTTTATCTAATACTTTTTCATCTATTAGTAATCCTTTCTCTTCTACCTTTTTATACTCTGATATTAGTTCATCATAGATATTATCAGTACATTCCTTACCAATATAATTTTTTATTGATTCGTATAAGCATTCACATTTCTCATAATGTTTTGAGATAGGAATAATATTATTAAGAGTTTGATCGAAATAATACTTTCTATAATAATCCCTATGAACTAAAGTATCACAGTCTAAGTCAGGTATTATGTTTTCCTGATCTAGGATAGTAAAGTTAAGATCAATAAGGTTATCTGAAGGAATAAAATAAGAATGGAATTTCTTATCTAAGCAATAAATTTTATCGTGTTTTGATAGAAATTCTAGGATATCTTCTTTTTCCAAAGAAAACGCTTCACTATGATCCAAGGGTAAGATATAACCTTTATTACCAGCTTTATAGTAGAATAAAGACACAGAATTATTGACAGGATGATAATTACTGTTAGTAGGTATAGCTTGGAGAAAAGGTCTTCCATCAGTCGGTAGCTGTAATAATTGTTCTTTCGTTTCTACTATATAAAACATATAACCTTGATTTGTTCATAATATATAAAATATTTTTCATAATAACAACTTTACGGGTTTGGTTTAGCAAATTTATCGTATTTTTCTCCGATAAATTCTATTAAACCTCTAAATGCTTTATCCTTCTGTTCTACTAATCTTCTATTAGTATCTATAATACCTGCTACTTTATATAATTTATTTTTTCTATCATCTTTTAAAGGACCTGTTATTTGCCAGAATATATCTATGGCCTGATAAGTAACGTAATCATATACTTTATCCTGGTTTATTATAGATTGATAAGTTTCTTTGTTTATTTCAATAACATATCCTATATCATTTCTCTTCTTTGCAAAGTATCTCATTATGTACCCTTTCTGATAATCATTATCGGTAGGTCTAGGATAAAATTGAACAGGTAATCTAAAACCTTGTAAGTTTGTTATGTTTGGATTTGATATATATGCTCTACTCGTATCATCTAATAATATTGCCCCTATTTTAGTAGGATTACTTCCAAAATCTACTCCGTTTATACTATCTTCTAAAGAAATAAGTTCTTGAGAAGAGCCATTTATTGGATTTTTTCCTGAATATATTTTACCTCCATATGTTTTATAATACGATCCAATATACTCTTTCCCGTTCAGAGTAAATTCTTCACCGCTAGTATAAAGATTAGTTATAATTTTATTTTTTGGAAAATATTTTATCATATCTTAAATTATTATACAGTAACAGGTCCCCAATATTCCCAGTGCCATGTTTCATCCATTGTTCCTAAACCATCTCTAAGTAGGGGTGGGTTAGTAAATCCAAAGGCACTAGCATTTGCGGCCATCCATTTATATAATGCACTGGTTTCTCTAACTTTTGCGTTAGATTTTAATTGTGCTGGTATTACATTTGCTGTTCTTGAAAGTCCTTGAGCTTCTCTTGTTTCCCAAATAAGCTGCTGAATATCAACAGCTATACCCCAACCGTGTGGCGATGATCCTGGTTTTGCTCTACCTGGGCCTGCTACCTGAGCTCCTCTTGCTCGATATGCTGCACCACTAGTATATGATATATTAAATTTCCCCACAGTATATCCGTCTTTTCTTGCTTTAGCAACTAGTTTTTCCCATTGAGTTGCTGCTGCAGGGAATAACTTATGTATGCGGTTAGAACTAGGATCATCTGGTATTTTTAAATTTCTTAACTCACTATCAGGTATATTTCCGTTTGTATATCCTTTACCTTGTAAATATTTAACTACTGGTATTGTGCTTGATACAGTTAAAAATTTACTATCACCACTTTCATTTCCTACAAAAGTGCCTTTTGGTGGAGCTCCACCTGCACCTATTTCTGCAGTTCCTAATTCTGAACTTAATACTCTTGCCGGATCCGGTAAATTAATCATTTGACCTTTAATATTAGTGGTCCATTGATTACTATCTATACTATGGTCAAGACCCATTATTGCAAATCCTACTTTAGATTTTCCTTGAGTAAGATACTGCATGGGTAGTAAATCAGTAGGAATAATAAATCCTTCTAATAATGACATCCCGCTTATACCGTCCATAGTAACATTTAGTTCTAAAGGTAATACCGGTTTTATTGATGTTGATGGTAGATTTGCTTTTAATTTATTAGCTACTGTACAATAATAATTTTTAGCTATTTCTCCATTAGATTTATTATTTTCTTGCCTATTATAAACTGCAACTAAATGATCATTAAATATTGCGGCCGAACTTTCATCAGCTGGTGATACTGAACCGGAAGTTGCAGGATTACTAGCTACTTCTTTAACTTTCATTAATCTATCTAGAAGTCGACTATTAATATTTCCTAAAGAAGAAGCATCAACGTTTAGTTCTCCTAAGTTTCCTGCCTGGGAGCTAATCGCTATTTGATTACTCATTGCCGTACTTACTCCGGTTTTTAAAGTAATATTTCTTGCTATAGAATTTTTTCCAAAGATAGGAATAGCATTTAAAACAGATGTTTGATTAGTAATAGTTGTTTGACCAGAAGATGGATTTATGTATTGATCATCATATATACGCACGGTATTTCCGTCATCATAATATCCAACTCTAAATTTATTTATATTACCTAAAGATTTATTTACATCTCCTATTAGTGTTTCAATAAATGGTCTTAAATAAACATTAGATTCTGGATTTGATTTAGCTTGAGATTGTAAAATATTAATCGCATGATCAATATTTATTCCAATATTCATTATTTTAGCTCTTGATTGATCTAATCCTCCTTTATCGCTAAATCCGGTGTTAATAAATCTTGATACGTTATCTAAACTAGTTTTAAACACTTCAGCATCTGGAATTACAATATTAGGAAATAGACTTTTATATCCTTGATCTGAAATATTTACTGGTATTACACACACACTAGGATCTACAGAGAAGTGAAATTTAGTTGTTAGGCAAAAATTTGTTTCTGGATTAAAATCAATATAAATAAATGGTCTTTTTAACCCACTATCTTTATCTGTATTAGCATTCTTTTCATATAAAACACTACTGTTATTTATATAATATAATAATAATCCTAATTTTATGTAAATATATTTAGAGGTTAACCCCTGATCCTGATTATCAACTATGCCTGCATAATAAGCAGTAAATAATTCTTTAAAATCTACATTAGGTACGTCCCCTACTTGAAATTTTTCTCCTGATATTACTTCACTATTAAATCCTTTCTTTATAAAGTATCCTAATTTTTTTTCAGGATCAGTAGGTATTTCAGATCTTAGTAACGGGATAGGTTCATTTTCTGTCTTAACTCTTATTTTATCTAATACCCCAGTAGACATTTTAGTAGTAATAAAACTATATAGATCTATTTTACCTCCTGTGGTCCCTTTTGCAGCTGCTTCATCTCTTAATTCTATTAAGAATTTATCGACATTAGACATTACTGTTGTAGGAAGAGTTGCTGCCGGAGCCGTTATAGTTTCTCCTGGAACTGTTTCTGGTGAAGTAGATGGAAGACTAAATTTTTTTACATCAAAACTAAAAGTAATTCTTGCTACACTAAAATTCTTTTTAATATTTTTACCTCCGTAATTCGTTGTTGCGAAATCATTAGTTGACGTAAGAGATGATATTGCATACTGATCTTTATTAGAAATACTAGTGCTTTGTACTGATTTATATATTTCTTCTAGATATGTCTTAATTGTTTGTACTTTTTGTGCTGGAAGTACTCCATTATCTGTTATAGTTAAAGATACTGATAAATCTAAAGTAGTGTTTTTAGATGTCGGTAAATAATTATCTATTGTAATTTCTAATGTATCGTCTTTCCCATCAGCTCCTTTTATTTTATATGATGTAGTAGGTTTTTTTATTTTATTTTTATCATCTAATACACCTCCTAAAAAATTAGAATAAAATAATTGTAATGCAGGTAAACTTACTTTATCAGCATCTTGTGGATCTTGATTTTTTAATGTCTGACCTACAGCTCCAAATGGTGAATTTATTATATCTAAATTTTTTTTAAAAGTATCATAAGGGATATCATATGTTATTGTTATACTTTTAGAATTTACTACATTTGCGAAAGCACTAGCTGCTGCATCGTTTAAATCGTCTAGTGGGTTAAGTAATGATAAATCTCCGTCTGTAAAAAAATCTTTTATTTCTGAAATCTTTTGTCCAGCTCCAGCTAAAAATGCATCTTTAATGGTCCCTAATATTCCTTTATCTTGTATTTCTTTTAAAGATTTTAATTCGTAGAATTTTTTTGTACCTTCTCGTAATGGTATATCTTTACTTAATCTAACTGTTCTTGTAATACCTTTTTGTTCAGGTAATAATTCAAGCTTAAATTGAGATAACTTGTAGTTTGGATCAGTTGATTTCGTATTTACAAAATCTATATTAGTTAATGAATTAACGGATTCATTTTTTTTAGATTCTGGATTATATGCAGAATATTTATCTCCAACTTTTTTAATTAATAATTTTTTATTTTTTGGAGTATTTTTATTTACCATCTTAGCACCATCAGTACTACCGATTAATGGTCTATTTTTATTATTAGTAACGTAACTATATACAAAAGTAGATTGGGATTGTATGCCTATTAATTTTTCATAATTTATACCAACAGATTCAGACCCATCTAATGCCCATGACTGACCGTTAGGGTATGCAATAAGTTTATCGTTTACAATTTGAGGAGCGGATGGTACAGGATTACCTGACGGAACAGGTGCTGCTTGCTGGGTATTTCCGTTAGTTTTATTCTGAGTAGGGCCTTTATATTTGCCGTCAGGCATACTAAATGATTGATTAATTTTTAAAGAATCAATAACAGAACCAAGTCCCATTAATTTTACATTACAATCATACCCTCCATCTACATTTAAATTCCATTCATAATTACCGACCATACCATACATAGCGTCGTAATTACCGTTAGTTTCTTGCTTTTTCTCGTTTATTTTAAATAAAACATCTTCTTTAGACTGTATGGTTTTTGTATCAAAAATATCTATTGGAAAAATATTACTTTGCAGTTTTCCTTTATTATCTAAATAACTTGTATGCCCCCATTCCAATAAACAGCTATATCCTAATCTAAAATATAGCATATCTATTATATCTAATTGCTGTTTATTTCCTACATAAAAATTTACTGTAGCTGATCTTAATGAACCTGCAGTACCCATGTGCTGAATCTTCGCAGAGGTAATACCAGGCATTATTTTGTATCCTTGCTGGGATATTCCTCCTAGGCCGTATGCTGAGTTATTAGTTACGCTGAGATATGGATCATTTAGTATTTGTGGATTTTCTTGAATTCCATATCTTAGATTATTTGTAGGGGGATTAGTATTTCTATTTAAATAAGATGTTCCTCCAAATAATATCCAATTTTCAGCTAAAAAAGTGCCTTGAGGAGTAGATTCATTTAAATTACCAGCGTATCCACCTTGGACAGTTACGAATGAAGTTAATTTAATCCAGCAATTTTTATTAGCTAGGAATAAAATATTATCTTCGGTTCTTTGTCCGGTTTGTGAAATATTAAGAGCTCTAACTGTTAATTGTTCACTAACGTATTGCTTAAACGGTACTCCTATAATATTTGTGTGTTTATCACCGAATTCTTTACCCTCTGCCATAACTAATTATTTTGATTTATTCTTGTATATGCATTTATTGCAGTTTGAATATTAAACGGAATTCTTAACTGGATGCCTGGTTCAGGTATCAAACTATCTCCTGATATATTATTTGCTGCTGCTATTACCCAGTATAGGTTGGAATCTCCATAAAAATCATTAGCCAATAAATCTAATCTATCTGATATAGTTGAAATAACATAATAATCATTAGGATCAATAGGTATTTCAGGGTAAACATTATTTTTATAATATCTTTTACCCGTATTATTTTTTAAAATTTGTATATATTGATATCTACTAGGCATAATTTATGTTCTTGGTGTTCCTAATCTAGTTCCAAATTGACCTACTTGTGTATTTCTAGTATCTGTTATTCCTCTTATATTATTTCTAGTATCTGTTATTCTAGATGGAACCACAGGAGTTGCTGGAGTTGCTGGAGTTTCTTGTGCATTTACATTATTATTAACAGCTACTTCAGTACTAGCTAATGCTGGACTTGCATCAAATGTAGTTGTATTTCTTTGATTTATTAGTGAATTACCTTTAATAGCTGTACCTGGAGTAAGTCTTCTTGGTAAGAAATCATGTAAAGGAGTAAATTGACAATCCGCTTTTATAATATGCGGTAATTGATATGATCCATCACCTGATTCTAATTCCCAAGGATAATCTTGCTCTATTGACAAATTAATACTGTTCAAAAATCCTGGCTGTCTATAAAGATAGTCACCTGCTGTCATTTTAACAACTGGAGTTCTCATAAAACTGTTAGGACCGTAATCTGGATATAGCTGAGATACAAAAACATTTAGTTTATCATATAATGGCAATAGTTCTGCTTTAGATTGTGCAGCTAAAATAAATCCAAAACTAATATCTCTTGTAAATCCGCCGTAAACTTGGAATGTTTCACCCCTACCTACATAATTTATAGGAGAATAAGTTGCTGTATGATTATCACCAAAATTAGTTAAAAAAGCTCTAAATTGAATAAATGTATTATTAGACTCATAGTTTATTGCTTCGAATCCAAAATTAATTAAATCTTTATTTTTACCGTTAATTAAATTTTCCCAAGGATCATAATCA